TGACGGTATGCCTCTCGGTATTTCAGGCACGTTCAACTTTATGTTTGTCTTCCAGGCGGAACATAATATCCTCATGCATCCATTCCACATGGCGGGTGTCGCAGGTATGTTTGGTGGTGCTTTGTTTAGTGCTATGCACGGTTCATTGGTTACATCTTCACTTATTCGTGAGACCACAGGTTTGGATTCACAAAACTATGGTTACAAGTTCGGACAAGAGGAAGAGACTTATAACATTGTTGCTGCTCACGGTTATTTTGGTCGTCTTATCTTCCAATATGCGTCGTTCAACAACAGTCGTTCTCTTCACTTTTTCTTAGCATCATGGCCTGTTATTTGTGTATGGTTAACCTCTATGGGTATCTGCACAATGGCATTCAACCTTAACGGTTTCAACTTCAACCAGTCAGTCGTAGACACATCTGGTAAAGTAGTTCCTACATGGGGTGATGTTCTTAACCGTGCCAATCTTGGTATGGAAGTGATGCACGAGCGTAATGCACACAACTTCCCACTTGATCTAGCATCTGCTAGTGAGACAGAGGTTGCACTTGTTGCTCCTAGCATTGGTTGATAAAAATCCAACAACCTGATACAATAAGGAGACCCTCACAAAAGGGTCTCCTTTTTTATTTCTTTTTTATAGATACACTAGGTAAATTATTCTTATGAAAATATTTTTAGACACAGCAGATGTCTCAACTATTCTTACACATTTTGAGACTGGTCTGATTGATGGAGTGACAACCAACCCAACTCTGATTATGAAGAGTGGTAGAGATCCCGAAGATGTGTATCAGGAACTCGCTGAAGCAGGGGTAAGGGACATTAGTATGGAAGTAGTAGGAAGTCGTGAAGAGATGACCTCTGAGGGTCGTAGGCTTGCCACTAAGTTCCAAGAAGTAGCAACTATAAAGGTTCCTTGTACACCAGATGGTCTTTATGTTTGTAATCAGTTAGCAAAAGACGGTACAAAGGTTAATGTTACATTGATTTTTGATGCTGCACAGGCAATACTTGCTGCTAAAGCAGGTGCTACATATGTTTCACCATTTGTAGGAAGGCTTGACGATAACTCTGTCAATGGGTTAGATGTAATTAGTGATATTGCAGAGATCTTTAATAAGCATTGGATTAAAACTCAGATTCTATCTGCATCCATAAGAGGAGTGAAGGCAGTCTCTACTTCTTTTGCCCTTGGTGCTCAAGTCGTGACAATGCCACCAACTGTCTTTGAGAAGATGTACAACCATGTTCTTACAGACAAAGGATTGCAATTATTTGATGCCGATTGGGCTTCAGTAGTTGCTAACACTAAATAAATTTTTAAATAGGTAATATGAAATTCACTGTTTATTCTAAAAATGGATGCCCTTATTGCGATAAGGTTAAACAGGTGTTAGAGTTATCTAAGTTAGAACATGTCATCTATAAACTGGAGGAGGATTTTGATAGACCAGGATTCTATTCTCAGTTTGGACAAGGATCTACCTTTCCTCAGGTTGTAATAAATGACATTCAACATCTCGGTGGTTGTACCGAAACAGTTCAGTATCTAAAGGAGAACAAATTAGTCTGATGAAAAAAGTTGACGACTTTGAAACAGTTTATGACATGCTCGAACATGCCATCGAGTATGCTTTTGAAGGTAAAATGCAACTTAAATTTTATGAGTTTCTAAAGTATCGTAAAACAAAGAAAGTAGAAGTAGATGCTTTTCTTCAAAGCTCTACTGCTACTGAAATAGGAGAAGCGGTTTTAGAATTAAAAGAATATATTAAAGGAGGTTCTGATAACAATCACAAACAACTACGTGAGGCTTATGGACATATTCCTAAACCTAAAGCACGTAAAATACAAGCATACCTTGCAGGTATTCTTGAGGACGCAATGAGGTATAGGCATGACAAAAGACCAGGAAGACGCAAAAAAAACTCTAAATAAAGACACAACCGAGATCAATCGGGGTGTAGAATTATTACTTAGAAGGAGGAAGAAACCAGAAAAACCTAAAACATTTCAAGTAAAGTTTGGTAATTTAATTGCTATATGGAATAAAGAAATTATATTTCATTTTAATTTTTACTTGGACATCCGAAAAAAATAACTCTTGGAGGAGTGCCATGTCAGAAACATTAGTAGTAACCTTGACACTTACAACAGTTGTCTCGTTACTTGCATTATTGGTAGGAGGTATGATAGGATGGATGGCAAGACAGCATTCATATGAAACAACTCCTCAAGTGATCTATACTCATCCAGAGATGTTTGATACAAATGGGAATTTGGTTCCCGATGAAATTTTAGCCCTAAGAATTGAAACACATGACACCGACGAAGAAACCGACGACTAGGAAGACACGAGTTAAACTCCCTCCTAATCCTTTTGTACATGAAATTTTAGAACTTGCGAGTAAGCAAAGAACTAAAGCAAAAAAAATAGAAATTTTAGAAGAGTATGAGAGTGATGCTTTAAAATCTATTCTTATTTGGAACTTTGATCAGACTGTGGTTTCTGTTGTTCCTGAGGGTGAGGTTCCTTATAAAAAGAATGAGGTTCCTATAGGCACAGACCATACTTCTTTACGTAGAGAGTGGAAGAACCTTTATCACTTTGTTAAGGGTGGTAATGATCGTATCAGTGCTATTCGTAGAGAAACAATGTTTATTCAAATGCTTGAGGGACTTCATCCTGATGAGGCAGAAATTATTTGTTTAGTAAAGGATAAGGCTTTGGAAGATAAGTATAATATAACTTATGATGTAGTAAGAAAAGCATATCCAGACATTCAATGGGGAGGACGTTCATGACTACAAAGACAGAAAAAAAAGCAGAACCACCAAAACAAATTGAAAAGAAAAATAATGACTATTCATGTCAGGTTGTTTTAGAAAAAACTACGCACGACAAAGCGAATGATAAACAACTTCCTAGTGATGCATTTAATGTAACTTATCTTATAGATGGTAAGGAACATTTAGATGTGACTCGTTCTGAAAAGATGGCAAATGTGTTTGATATGTATTATGATAAGTATGGAAAGGGTGCAGTTCAATCCATTGAATATGGTCATGGTACAATAAGACCTAATCTCTGGAATGTTAAAGCTCCAGAGAAAAAAAGAAGACGAAGGAGGATTAGAGACGATGAGTGATGAAATTAAGGATCAGATAAATGATATTATTGAGGGTGAAATCCAAAACAATATCAATGAATACATTGAAAAAGAAGGTAAAGGTTTTAAAGGACAAAAACTGAATGTTAATGTAAATCAGGAAGAACTTAACAAATTGGTTAAAGTATATAAAAAATTGAATAAGTATAGAAAGTCTTCTCTTTTTGCTGTACAAAATATGGACAATACTGAAAAGATAGTCAGTGAGATGATTGCGGAACTAAAAAAAGACACTAAAGAGTAAACTGTATCAAGTTTTACAGAACTACTTGACTATATACTATACATGTGTTAGTATTAACACAACGTTCATCCCACAAGGGACGCAAGTAAGCCGACTCGGAACGGATCGTTCATCTTATGGACATTTTAATTGCTGCTATCTTAACTTGTGAAGAAGCGAAGGGAATTATCTCTAAGATATCCCCTTCGACTGAATATAGAACCGAATTGGTTCAAATGGTAAGAGATAGCACTAAAGGATGTTTATGGGACGCAGAAGTTGACTGAAGGAACGGGGCTACAATCCCTACTACTTTGGAGTAACACAATGGCACAAGTCACTTATCGTGGAGTCAAGTACGACTCTGACGAGTACAACGCAAAGGTGCTTGCAGAAGCAGCACAACGCAAAAATCATGATCTAATGTATCGTGGTCTTAAAGTTACCAAAAAGGTGGTAACTGCGTAATAATCAAGGGGGTTTACACACCCCCTTTTTTAATGTATAATTATTAAAAAGGTTATACTTATGGCACTACACATGAGAGAACAATTAATCAGAGCAGTGCTGGCACATGCTCAAGGAGAGATAGAAAAGCATAAAGCAAATGTTAATGTATATCTAGAGCATCCTGTAGGTATTGGAGAGCACTCAGATATAACAGAAGCAATACAATGTGAAGTAGATAAAATCGCAAGGTATCATGATCAGATAGAAGTTGTTAATAAGTATTTTATAAAATGAATAAGGCAAAACTAAAAGTTCTTGTAAGAGCTCTTAAAGAAATTGTAGAAGAGTTGGAGTGGGAACTTTATGCTGATGCAGAAGCAGAGAATGATACTCCACCATTTTCTGCTTCACCCCATGATTATGATGAGGTCTTTAATGATTAAATTAATTAGTGTTACACCCGAAGCAGAAAAAACTATAGGATATGTTGCTCGTGTAAGTAATCCAAATAATCAAGAGAACCCTAAGGTAGCAGGTCTCTTGAAGTATTGTATACAGCATCAGCACTGGTCTATTTTTGAACAGGCTTTCATGACTGTAGAGATTGAAACTACTCGTGGTCTTGCTGCACAGATATTGAGACATAGATCATTTACCTTTCAAGAGTTCTCACAAAGATATGCTGATACTAATCTGTTAGCAGATGAGATTCCTATGTTTGATCTTCGTAGTCAAGACTTAAAGAATCGTCAGAATAGTAATGATGATGTACCACAGAACAAGAAGCAAGATCTTCAAGAGAAGATTGCAGAACACTTTGTTCAATCAATGGATCTGTACAATGAACTGCTTGCTAATGGTATAGCGAAGGAGTGTGCTCGGTTTGTACTACCACTTGCTACACCCACTAGATTGTACATGAGTGGCAGTATAAGGTCATGGATACACTATATTGATTTGAGGTCGGCACACGGCACTCAGAAGGAACATATGGACATTGCAGAAGGATGTAGAGATATCTTTAAAGAACAATTTCCTATCATTGCGGAAGCTCTTGACTGGATTTCCTAAATAATCGTAAACCTTATTAAGATTTGTATGGCTACGTACCCTGTTGTTAATCAGAAAACTGGTGAGCAAAAAGAAGTTGTGATGAGTGTCTATAAGTGGGACTCATGGAGAGAAGATAATCCAGATTGGGAAAGAGATTATTCTGACCCTTCTACGATGCCATCTCTCGGAGTTGAGGTTGGTGAGTGGAGAGATAAACTCGTCAATAAAAATCCTGGATGGGGTGAAGTTCTAAAGAGTGCTGAAAAATCTGGAGGTATCTCTGGTAGATTAGCAAGAACTAAAAACATTGGTACAACTGAAACGGAGGCCTATACTGATTAATATGGCAAGAAAAAAGAAAGCAGATCAACCTATAGGTGTAGGATTAACATCTAAGCAGATGAAAAGAAAGAAACCCATTAATACTGATATGATGAGGGACATTGAACCCCTCACCGACAATCAGAAAAAATTATTTGAGTCTTATAAGAAAGGAAAGAATCTTGTGGCCTATGGGGCAGCAGGAACTGGTAAAACTTTTATTACTCTTTTTAACGCACTTCAAGAAGTACTTGATCCAAGTACTCCTTACGATAAGATTTACATTGTAAGGTCATTAGTGGCAACCAGAGAGATTGGTTTCCTACCAGGTGACCATGAAGACAAGTCATCACTTTATCAGATTCCTTATAAGAATATGGTGAAGTATATGTTTGAGATGCCATCAGATGCAGACTTCCAAATGCTATATGGCAATCTTAAGGGGCAGGATACGATTGACTTTTGGAGCACCTCATTCATTAGAGGAACTACATTAGATAGAGCTGTCATTATTGTTGATGAATTCCAGAACTTGAATTATCATGAATTAGATAGTATAATAACGAGGATTGGTACAGACACAAAGATTATGTTCTGTGGTGATGCCACTCAGACTGACTTGATTAAACAGAATGAAAGGAATGGTATTCATGATTTCATGCAGATCCTTCGTATTATGCCATCAGTTGACATCATTGAATTTGGTGTTGAGGATATTGTAAGATCAGGTTTATGTAAAGAATATCTACTGGCAAAATTGGAACTTGGTTTATGACTTTCACTCATTGTAATTTTCTTGGTGATCTTGAATTAGAAAAGAAAGAAACTCCTGGTTGCCGACTGTATCATCTTCCTGATGGTCAGTGGGTTCCTTCTATTACCTCGGTAACTTCTTTTTACAATCGTGATATTTTTATTAAGTGGAGAAAGAGAGTTGGTATAGAAGAAGCAAATAAGATTACCAAGAAAGCTACTGCTCGTGGAACTGATTTTCATGAGGCAGCACAGGCATATCTAGAGAACAAAGAACTTAACTGGGATGATTATAGACCAGCAACTAAGTTCATGTTTCACCATGCAGCACCATATCTGGACAAGATAAATAATATACACGCTATAGAAAGAACCCTTTACTCTGAGTACCTTGGTCTTGCTGGTAGAGTTGATTGTATAGCAGAGTATGAAGGCGAGTTAGCAGTAATAGATTTTAAAACATCTGAAAAGATTAAACCTGAGAAGTGGTTGGAAAACTATTTCGTGCAGGAGACCTTTTATGCAGCAGCTTACTACGAACTAACGGAGATCCCTGTTAAAAAACTTATCACCCTCATGGTAACTCCTAGTGGTGAAGTAAAAGTATTTGACAAAAGAAACAAAGGGGATTATATTAAACTTCTAGTTCGATATATTAAAGAATTTGTACATCACAATACTGGGGCATCGAATGGAGAATGAACTAGAGAAGGCACTCGAAAGTAAATTCTTTTGTCCTGCAAGGTTTGCACAAGAGATAGAAAGTCTTGTGCAAATTAATAGGCAGATGAATTACATTGATGCTATCATTCACTTCTGTGAACAGAACAGTATTGATTTGGAATCAGTTCCTAAACTTATATCTAAACCTTTAAAGGAGAAGATAAAGTACGAGGCACAAGAGTTAAATTTTTTAAAGCGAACTAGCCGTGCGAAATTGGTTTTTTAATTCCAAAAAAGTCGAAAAAATATCGCCGCAATTTTTTGCCCCTATTACTTTTTTTAAATAAAGAAAATGAACTTACATGAACAAATTGTAGAATCTTTTAATTCCTATATTTCAGAATCTGAGTCTTTTGATGATAAAGGAGTTAAAGTCGCAGGAACTAGAGCACGTAAGGCTCTTGGTGAATTAACGAAACTTGCAAAAGCACGAAGAGCAGAGATCCAAGATAAAAAGAATAATACTTAAATCTTTGTTAATTTTTTATGATGCCCTTTGATGCCTACCGTTGTTATCTCTCTTTAAAGAACCACTTCACTAAAGATCACTATGATTACCATAAGTATGGTGGCAAGACAAGGGCAACAGTCCAAGCCTTTTACAAAAGGAAGGATAGGTTCTGGTTTGAGAAATTTGCCAGATCTAAGAATGATAAAGAAGTAGAAGATTTTTTTGTATCCAACTTTGTGAGTTCCACCGACCCTGCAACTATGTGGATCGGAGAGATGATAAGAGAGGGAGAAGGAAGATATACTGATTGGAAGAAAAAGGTACAATCTTTGTCATATACCTTTAAAGGTGAAATTGACACTCTTTTTGAAAATAAGCAAGTAGACGAAATATTCGATTGTTCGAGTGGCCATCCTCCTATTCTCAGAAGTTATTTAAGGGGTGATACCTCACTTGAAACATTAGTGATATGTGATAGAATATTTGAATATAGGAAAAACTTTGATAAACGACTAAATGACCCTGTATGGGAAACCGTCAGTCGAAAAATAAAAAAGTATAAACCCTTCCTAAATATAGATGTACCAAAGTATAGAAAAATCCTTAAAAAAGTAGTATTATGAGTTTTTTCGATTCAGAAGTTGTTCGTGCTGAAATGGCAGAAATTGCGGAACTCCAAGATGAGGTTTATTCCAATGTTTTCAAGTTTCCAGCGATGACCCAAGAAGACCAATTATATCATGTTACTATTCTGGAGAAACTTTTAAACAAACAACGAGTTCTTTATACTCGTGTGAGTTTATCAGATGATCCTGAAGCTAAGGAGATGAAAAAGAAGATTATAGAAAGTGCCAAACAAATGGGACTTCCTACTCATGTCGATATGAACATCTTATTTGCTAATATGAACAATATGGTAGAAATGATGAAAAAGCAGATTGACAAAGAATCTTCTACTTGATATAATTAAGGTACACAAAAGCCAAATCAAACAAAATCTAAATGTCATTTAAAGACCTAAAAAAACAGTCCTCTCTAGGATCATTGACTTCTAAATTAGTCAAAGAAGTGGAGAAGATGAGCACTGGTGGAGGTGGTGATGACCGCCTTTGGAAACCAGAAGTTGATAAAACAGGTAACGGTTATGCCGTTCTCCGTTTCTTACCAGCACCAGAAGGGGAAGATATCCCTTGGGCAAAAGTGTATTCACATGCATTTCAAGGACCAGGTGGTTGGTATATTGAAAACTCTTTGACCACAACAGGTGGCAAA